AAATAAAGAATTAGCAGACTACATTAATGAACACCTCGAATATGATCAATTGATTCTCGAGTACTGGAAAGAATCNGATCCCAATTCGGGATGGGTACATTGTAGTTATTCAAAAGGTANTAATAGAAATCAATATCTGAAAGCGTATAAAGACGAAAATAACAAAACTTGTTATCAATCTATGGAGGATTAATGAAATTTATTTGGACACACCTTAAAGGAATGCATACTTATGTATTCATTACCCTATTCAATAGGTATCAAGGCTTGGTATTGTTTTTGATGTTGCTTGCAATTTATTACAAATAACTCAATTTCAAAATTTTGCCGCGCCCACGCGTATATCCTATTAAATCCATGATCTAAGTTCTTCACCCATAATCTTGGAAGCAATATTAATTTTGTTTTTAAGAGTCTTTGACTATTTTTTGATCTACCGTTTTATCTGCAATTATGTCAACGTAAGTAACAGAGCTCGTTTGACCAATTCGGTGTGCACGGTCTTCTGACTGTAATCTCTTTTCTAGGTCATATCCGTTAGAATAGTAAATCACAGTATTAGCTGCAGTAAGAGTAATTCCATATCCACCTGTTTGGGGAGTTCCCACAAAAAAACGCACATCGTCTTTTATTTGAAAATTGTCTTTATTCTTTTGTCGTTGATCTTGAGGCGTTAACCCATAATAATCAACCACCGACCCCGGACCATACTCTTTACTTAAAGCGTCTTTAATAATTTTAACGTCTCTTTGCCAATGCGCCCAAATAATAGCTTTACCTTCCACTTCTTCTAAAACATCCATTAATTCATTTAAACGATTATGTTTAATATCTTGAATTTCTGCATCATCCCCTTTGAAATGACCACAAGTGATTTGTTGTAATCTCATTAATTGTGTGAGAGCTGTAGCTGTTGTCATTTTTTCTCCATTCATCTCCGCTAAAGCTTGCTCTTTCATTTGTTTATAAAGTTTATCTTGTTCAGGAGTAAGTTGAATAATTCTTTTCATGTAAATTTTAGGAGGTAAATCTAAACAATCTTCTTTTAAGACTCTATAAGAAAAAGGTTTAAGTTTTTCTGAGAGTTCTGATAAATTTTTATAGAAGGCTACAACTTGAACTGAACGTCCACCAAAATTCATAGTTTTCATTTCTGCATATCTATTTCTAAAAGAATAAAAAGATTGACTATCTAAATGCCAAGGACTTAAAAATTCACACTGACTATAAAGATCTAAAGGATTTCTAGTTACAGGCGAACCTGTTAAAATTCTACGATATTTAGCAAACTTAGAGAGTTTGATAATATTTTTGGTTCGTTTGGCTTTAGGATTTTTAATTGTAGTACTTTCATCCACCACCATTAAAGTTTTATGCGAAGCAATAAATTTATAAGCAAATTTTACACCTTTAATAGTACTAAAGGCTTCTACGTTCATTATTAATATATGAAAGTCATGACCTGTTGCAAATAAAGTATCTAATTTATCTTGCTGAGACTGTGTAATATTGGCTTGCCACAATACGGACACATTATCTATATGATCGGGCATATGGGCTGGAATCTCCTGTTTATACCAAGTATTAATAACTCCTTTGGGAGCTATAATTAAAACTCCATTAATCTTTCCTTTATCATAAAGCATAGACATATTATCAATAAGGACCTTAGTTTTACCGGTCCCCATTTCCATAAAATAGGCGAACGTCTCCTTATGCCAAGACATATCTAAAGCCTTAAGCTGATGCTTATACGGATCAGTTTTAAATTTATAATTCATCTTTCTATTGACTTAATATATAGGATGCATTATATATTGTCAATATGAAAGAAAAAAATTTAGACTACGGAGAATTAACAGGAAAGACAAAACCTAAAGTTTACGTAATTCAAGAAATTCCAGGGACAAGCGAAGGCCGTCCTAAAATTAATATTATGGGAGCACGAGAATATGGTGAATTTAAATTTTTACTTCCTGAACTTTCTCAAATTATTTTTTCACCAGGTCCTTTAATTTTTAAATTAAGAGATCTTTTAAAAAATTATTCTACTCGGGACTATTTGTTATTAACAGGAGATCCTGCTATAATAGGGGTCGCATGTTCGATTGTATCGGATATTACAAATGGTAAATACAAATTACTCAAATGGGATAAACAAGAAAGAAAATATTATTCCATTGACATTAACTTACATGAGAAAGGAACAATAGATGAGTGATATTAATTTTGAAAAAGACCAAGAAGAAGTTTTAGATCGTACATCAAATCTAACTTCCTTGGCAACACAAGTAAAAAATCTTAGAGATCTAGAAGATCAAGTTAAAGCTGATGAAGAAGCTTTAAAAAATAAACAACGTGAAGTTGAAAGAATTTCAGGTGAAATTATCCCTACACTTTTAAGTGAAATGGGGTTATCATCTCTCAAACTTGCAGATGGATCTGCAGTTGAGGTAAAACCGTATTATGCAGCTAACATCTCGGTTAAGAATAGAGAGGCAGCGTATAATTGGCTTCGTTCCAATGGCCTAGGTGATATTATTAAAAATGATATTACCGTTTCCTTTGGAAGGAATGAAGATAACAAGGCGGCAGATTATGCTAACCTTGCAAAGAGTCGTGGGTTTGAGCCGACACAAAAGCTGAAGGTGGAGCCCATGACTTTAAAAGCTCTAGTCCGTGAGAGAATTGAAGGAGGTAAAGAAATGCCAACGGATATTTTTAACGTGTTCGTAGGAAACCGAACCAAACTAACAAGGAAACAATAAACATGAACCAAAAAGCAGAAATCACGAAACGTGATCAAGCAGGAGCATTAGCAACGAATCTTTTTGAAGCTGATGCAAACCAAGGCGCACAAAATATAACGCAGGAAGATTTAGCGTTACCATTTTTGAAAGTCTTGGGACAGCTATCTCCCGAAGTTAATAAAAGGGATGCAAAATATGTTGAAGGTGCAGAACCTGGCATGATTTTGAATACAGTGACAAACGCANTGTATGATGGCANANAAGGCATCCAAGTATTGCCAGTCTTTTACAAAAGACAGTATATCGAATGGCAAGACCGAGGTGAATCTAAAGGAGCACCTGTTCACATCTATAANGCAGGTGACGATATCCCAAAAACAACTAGGGATAAAATGAACAAAGACAGATTAGGTAATGGAAATTACTTAGAGAATACAGCAAATCATTATGTTGTGACTCTAGGAAAAAGTCCATCAACCGCTTTGATTTTCTATGAAGGCTACTCAATTAAAGATTAGCAAAAAATGGAACTCAATGATGCTAGGCATTAAAATGCAGGGCAAAAATGGCTTGTTCACACCGCCAACATATAGCCACATTTATAAGCTAAGAACAGTCCAACAATCCAATGATAAAGGAACTTGGTTTGGATGGGATGTTTCTCAAGTTGGTCCTATTAAAGAAAAATCAGTTTATGATATCGCAAAACAATTTGCTACAAGAGTTAGCAAAGGAGAAATAGAAGCGAAACATGGAACTGATGAATCTAAATCGGACGTACCGTATTAACGAATAACCTATACGGTTATATAGGGCGGGAGCGGGAGACTTAACCCGCCCTCTAAAGGATATATGAATAAGTTTATAGAAATATTTACAGGATTAGAACGAGCTCATGGATGTACCTACGTTGAAAAGAAAAATGTAGACGGTACTAAAGTTAAAGGACAATCGTTTGTTAAACGTCAACATGTTACAGAAGAACTTTGGCAAAATCATTTAAAAGGAATTGAACCGAGTCTAGGAATTATTCCTATCAATGAAGAAAACAAATGTCGCTGGGGGTGTATTGATATAGATTCTTANGCAGGTTTTGATCATAAAAAATTAATAAAACAAATTACAAAATTAAAATTACCATTAGTTACTACTCGCTCTAAAAGTGGAGGAGCACATATCTTTTTATTTACTACGGTTCCTGTGGATGCTGAATTAATTAGAAAAAAATTAGTATCAATTGGATCTATTTTAGGATTTGGAAGCTCTGAAGTTTTTCCTAAACAAATAGAATTAAAATCCAAAGATGATACAGGAAATTTTTTAAACTTACCATATTTTAATGGTAATGATACGACAAGATATTGCTTTGGAGAAAATGGTGAAGCTATTAACCTACAAGCTTTTTACGATTTATACGAAAGAAATAAATTAACACCTGAGCAAATAGAAAAATTAGAAGTTAAAAGACCACAATCAGAATTTAGTGATGGTCCTCCTTGTTTAGAATCATTAACACAAAGCAAACTAGATGATGGAAGAGATAGAGTTATTTATCAATTCATTCAATATGCAAAAAGAAAATGGCCAGAAGAATGGCCTAGAAAAATAAATCAATTTAATTACAATCATTTTATTACACCTCTAGAAGATAAAGTTATTCAAGATAAAATAAAATTTCATAGTAAAAAAGATTTAGGTTTTAAATGTAACGAAGAACCTATGTGTAATCATTGTGATAAATTATTATGTAAGACTAGAAAATTTGGAATAGGTGGAGAATCAGTATTTCCTACATTAAGTGATTTACAAAAAGTAGAATTAGATGAACCATACTACTGGGTTAATGTAGATGGAGAAAGAGTAAAATTAGATACTATCGATTCTTTAATGGAACAAAGATTATTTAGAAGAACTGTTGCAAAACAAATTAATAAAAAACCACCAAGAATTACAATAAAAGAATTTGAAAAATATACAGATATGCTTCTTGCAGGAGTAGAAATTATAAAAGCACCAATTGGATCATCATTAATTGAACAATTAAAAGATCATTTAGAAGAATATTGTCTTAATGATTCAGCAGCGACAACAAATAAAGAAGAAATATTTTTAGGAAACGTTTGGACTCATGAAGGCAAACATCATTTTATATTTAATAAATTTTTTCATGGTTATTTACAAAGAAGAAAATGGCCAGAAAAACATCAAACTACACAGGATTTATTAATACAACATTGTGGTTGTAAAGATGACAGAATTTATATTGGTAAGAAAAGACCAAGTGTAATGATCGTAGACGCATTTGAAAAACCAGAAAAAGTTTATCAAGAAAAACAACTTAAACCGAAGGATTCATTTTGAAAACTATTGTATTAGGACCACCAGGAACTGGAAAAACTCACACACTACTCAATAAAGTAGACCATTATTTAAAAGGCACAGACCCAGATAAAGTAGGTTATTTTGCTTTTACTAAAAAAGCAGCTAACGAAGCCAAGGGCAGAGCAATTGAAAAATTTAACTTAACTGAAGATGATCTTCCATATTTTAGAACTTTACATTCATTAGCATTTAGACGTTTAGGAATTAACAAAGAAAATGTTATGCAACGTAGACATTACGAGGATTTAGGAAAGAAAATTCAAATACCAATTGATTATAATGATTGGGATGATGAGGAGACTGGTTTATTTACAACTAAAAGTGATTACTTAAGAATTATACATTTAGCTAAACTAAGAAACATTACCTTAGATCAACAATTTAATTTAAAAGAACACAATCAAAAATTAGAATATGATAAACTTATTATTATAGCTAATGAGTTACGTAGATATAAAAAAGAATACGGTCTTATAGATTACAATGATATGATATTAGACTTTGTTAAGTCTGATAAATCTCCAAAATTTGATGTAGTGTTTATAGATGAAGCACAGGATTTATCTCGTATGCAATGGGATATGGTAAATAGTTTTGATACAAATGATTCTTTTATTGCAGGCGATGATGACCAAGCTATATTTAGATGGGCTGGAGCAGATGTAGATTCTTTATAACTCAAAGGAAACTATTAACCTGACTCAATC